CTGAAAAGGCATTAAAGGAGGCATACAAAAATGAGCAACAAGGATAAATGCTTATTAGGTACAAAGTGTGGTTTAGCGGGTTCAGACAGATGTAATAACATGTGTACCGCATTCATTGCTTTACATGGATATAGTGGTAAAGGTGGGCGTGTTGGTAGCGCTGAACTACCGAAGGAGTACCGTTTAAAGCTTTTAGCTAATAGCCCTGCAAAGGACGAGCAAGAAGGTATTTACGATAGATTGGTAAAATACGTTGCAAGCTTCGACCGCCAATTTGATGAAGCTGAAACGCCTAAAGACCGTATTAAGAACTTGTACCTTTACAGTGATGAAACGGGTACAGGTAAAACAACGACAGCAAGCGCATTAGCTAACGAGTGGATACTTAAACATTTTATGTTATGCGCAAGAACGAAGCGAAAGCCCGACTTAAACCCTGCGTATTTTTTAGATGTAAACGAATTACAAACGCTATACAACGAATTTACACGACAAGGTGTACCGCAAGATATTGGCGAACAAGCAAGCCGTGAGTATTACCGCCGTATACGTTTAGCACGTAATGCACCGTTTGTAGTATTTGATGATATTGGTGTACGCACAAGCACGGAAGGGTTTAGAGGTGATTTACATAGCCTTATTAACCACCGTGTAGCCGAGCATAAAATAACGGTGTACACAAGTAACCTACCGATAGAAAGTTTAATGGCGCACTACGATAAGCGATTATGGGATAGAATGCGTGACCTAACTATTGTAATGCAATTTACAGGCGAATCGAAAAGGGGTGTACGAAAATGAGCAGACACGAACACAGTTTTAAGCATAAATTTGAAATTGGTGATATGGTATTATTTGAAGGTGAATTGTACTATGTAACAGCGTTATCATACAGCGGTTATACTGATGGCGATAGCAGTTATGATGAAAGCGAAAACTATTACGATATTACGCTTACTTCTGATAGCGAAGTAGAAATTGGTTACGTGTTTGAAGATGATTTAAAGCTACACAAGGCAAAAACACCTTTAGTTACGCAGGAAGATGCAGAAGAAGCTTTTAAAGCGTTTTACCACCGTACGCCTACAGTAGATGACTTACTGGATATGTACAATGACTACAAGGCGTTATATGAAGCGTTTGGCGAAGAAGAATACAAATACGAAATGGACTGTGTTTTACAACAGTTAGCGGAGGTTAGCGCATAATGAATTACGGCGAGCTACTATTAAGTAAAGTAATTGATGGTAACGATGTAAGTGCATTAGCAAGGTTTAATGTAAATGAAGCAGATTTTGGTACAGCGCCCGAAAGAGAAGCATACCGTTTTATTAAGGATTATGCAGAGCGCAACCGTGGGCAAGCGCCTGACTTTCGTACAGTAGTTGGTGAAGTTAAGGGCTTTACGTATCGTGCCGAAGTGACAAACACGTATGACCACATGGTTGACAAGCTGAAAGAACACAATGCACGTACGCAAACTATTGATTTTTTACAAAAGGAAATAGGCGCACAATTTAATGATAAAAAGCCGTTTGAGTTACTTGAATGGATAGCAGACCGTGCGCAAGAAATTAAACGTAGTACCGAGTACCGTACAAAAGTAGGTACAGATTTAGTAGCAGACCGTGAAAAGTTTAAAACAGAGTATCTTAAACGTAAAGCAGGCGAAAGCTTTAAAGTTTGGTTAAGCAAGTTTGATACCATTAATAACGAAATTGGCGGTTACTTTAGCGGTAATATGTACACGTGGTACGGGCGTAGTGGTCGTGGTAAATCGGTATTTACAATGGAAGAAGCGTTATTTAGCGCACTACAAGGCGCAACCGTTTTAATATGGGCGATGGAAATGGCTGAGTTTGAATGGTTAGCACGTGCATATGCAAGTATAAGCGCACGCAAAGGGTATACAAAAGCTACCATAAACGGTATTAACTATGAAGCAGGATTCCCAACAAAAGAAATACTGATGGGTACACTTAGTGACGAGTGGGAAACGGGCTTTATGCAATTTTTAGATGACCTTAACAGTATTGTTGATGGGCGCATTATTATCCGCTCCGTTGACCATGAAGATTTTGCTAAACGTAACTGTTCACAATTAGAAGCCGATATTTTACAGTTAAAAGCAGACGTAGTTGTAGTTGACCCTATTTATTATATGAACTATGAAGAAAACACAAGCCGTACAGCAGGCGGTGATGTAGCTAACACAAGTAAAAAATTACGTTACATTGCAGGGCATACAGGGGCAGTTATACACGTAATTACGCAAGCCGAAGAAGTTAAGGACGATACAGACGAAGAAGGTAACCGTGAACTAAGACCACCTAAGCGGGCTGAAATTAAGAAAACAAAAGCCGTGTTAGAAGATGCTACAAATACGTTTGGTATTGATAGTGTTGATGGGCGTGCCATTATTGAAATTGGCAAAGGGCGTAACGGTGGTGAAGGCACACAGATAGAAGTACTTTACCTACCAAACTACGGTATCGTTAAGGAGGTAGATTTCAGTGAGCTTGCTGAACACTTTGACTTTAGTTAAACCTTACGTAACATACATCCCGCTCATTTTTAGCGGGGTAGTAATGGCGTACTTAGCATTTTGTGATGTAGTGAAAGGGGAGTAACCAATGCCAAACATACGTATACGAGAATTACAGGTTGACGTAGATATTGAACACGAATTACGTAAATACCCGTGGGAACGTGATACTTGGAACGATGAAAAGCTTATAGCTGTTAGCCCGTTTCGCGAAGAGAAAAGCCCTTCTTTCTTTTGTAACCTTGATGGTGAATATGCAGGCACATGGAAAGATAGCGGTTCATTTTACGAAGAATGGGCAAAAGGTGACTTTACCAAACTACTAAGCTTTTTACGTAATGAAACGTACGATGAAACAGCAGATTACTTGCTTAACGAGTACACTACTGAATATACGTATGATGAAGAAATTGTACTAAAAATGCCGAGGTTTGACCGTGTAGAACGTAAACACTTGCCTAAAGGTTGGATGCAACAATATGCGTTTAGACACCCGTATTTAGGTAACCGTGGCATTAGTGAAGAAGTACAGCAATTAGCACGTATTGGTTACTGCAAGCAAAGCAACGCCGTTGTAATACCGTGGTATGACGGTAACAACCGTTTAGCTAACGCAAAGTTTAGGACTGTTAAAGGTAAAACGTTTTGGTATGCAAAAGACGGCGTACCCATTAAGCACAGCGTTTATAACATTAACCACATTTACAAGTACGGTATAAAAGAAGCCGTATTATGTGAAGCTGAAATTGACGCTTTATCGTGGCTACAGATAGGCATACCTGCTATTGCGTTAGGTGGCAGTACCTTTACGGAAGTACAAGCTGAAATTATTTTACGTAGCCCGTTAGAATCTATTGTAATTGCCCGTGATAACGATGCCGTGGGTAACGAATTACAAGAAAAGGTTATTAGTAGGCTACAAGGTTTAATTACGTTAAAAGATAACCGCATACAAATGCCCTATAAAGATGCCAATGAAGCCCTAAAAAACGGGAAATTGTGGTATGAACCTGCACCAATCGCGCTATCTTTATCTATTCTTGGCGAAAAATGTTGAAACTGCGCTGATTCAGGCGTATCATACTGATAGTGGTTAAGGAAGTTAACACAGAAAATAATTTAAAAAGTTTTTTAAAAGTTGTGCGAAACCTTAACCCGAATCGGTATAGTACTTTGAGCGAATTAAAACTATAAAACAATTAAAGGTAGGTTATTAAAATGACAAACTTATTAACTGCAAGCCAAGAACAATTAGTAAACGATCATTACGCTAAAGTAGGTAAAATTTCACACGCATTTGCATACCAATACAAGCACGTAGATGCAGATGATTTAGCAAGCTTTTTGAACGAAGAAATGCTAAAAATGGTACAACAATATGATTCTACTAAAGGTGATGCAGGTAAATTCTTTAACGCTTGTTTAAAACGCAAAGCTATTACTTTCATTAACAGTGGCTATGCGCAGTACAATAAAGTTTCTAAACCTATTAGCCAATTCGCTACTGATGGCGATGACACAGGTTATACACAATTTGAAATACTTTCTAAAGAGCTAAATACAGAATTTGCTATGGACGATGCGCTTGATGCCATTGAGTATAAAAAAGCATTTGAAAAACTTTACTCTATCGCAGATGCAACGCAACAGGCTATTATGGACGAGTTTTTACTTAACCCTGATGCTTCATTTACTGCAATAGGTAAAAAGTTAGGCATACACCATATGACCGTACAACGCTCGTTAGCTAAGTTAGGTAAAGGCTTTGTTGGTACAAGCCCTATACACTAAGAATACCCACTTAATTAGGTACTTAAACACATTTTAACATATATGTATTAAAAGTTGTAATGGTAAATTGTTGCTAATTCACGGGGAGGGCGTGAGTAACCCTCCTGACGGTTGATTTTTCATAAGGTATCACCTCCTTGAATTGTTATTTAGGGGCGAGATATATGCACGTGTGGGGCGTGCCTTGCCCGTGAGTTAGCAACTAACATTACGCCTTGTATTGATTTTAGTGCAGTAGCTTGCCGTAAAATTTGCAGGTTATTGCATTAAAATGAGTGCAAGGTTTTTGCGCTCTATCAAATTCGTAGAGCAATTCCAAATTCTAATTATTTCGTTAAGCAACACAAAATTTTAACAGGAGGTAAACATTTATGAGTTATGCGTTTAAAAAAGGTGCAAGCGCTATCGAAAGTGCAACCACCGAAAAGAAGGATTACAGCAAAGCAATTAAATCGTTAAAAAGTGGTACATCGGTAAAAGTACGTGTGCCAAGTACAGAAGACGTTGTAGAAGTATTTATGCACAGTGTATACGAAGTGTTTTACAGCACACCATGCGTACACGGCGACTTATACGACAAAGCCGTAACATTATTACGTGCAGACCAAAAACAAGCGCAAGATGCAAAAGACGAGAAGTTAGCTGAACTTATTGGAACACACGCTTATGCGTTATCAGCTAAACCACGTTACCTTTGCGGTTTTATTGACCTTGAAACAGGTGAGCCGATTATTATTGACTTATCTAAAAAGCAAGTACAAGGCATTATTACTACAATTAAAAAGTACGAAAAGAAGCTTGATGTATTAGCGTTTGAAATTAGTAAAACAGGTACATCACAATCAACGGTTGTTTCGTTTAACCCGTTAATGTTCTTAGATGAAGATTTAAC